AAACATATGCTGGGCCGGAAACGCTAGCTGCGACAAATTCGGCAAGCAGATTGCAGAGCGACTCAGCAACAAGGCGCCGGCTGACATTTACAAAATACTTGCGCCGCTACTGACTGCGCTTATGATATTTGAACCGATACGAAAATTGAAAACCGCGCCGGGGAACATTAACTTGCCAGAATGGGTGATCGAATGTTTCGAGACTGAGCGTAAACAATACTTAAAATGAATACAGAAAACCCAACAAAACGAGGACCGGGCCGCCCGGCATTAACTGAGCCAAAAGTTGCAATTACGCTGCGAGTCAAACCATCCATAGCTCAACGCTTTAACGATCTATGCAAGCTCAACGGATTGAGCCAGTCGCGTATGTTTGCGAAACTATTTGAGGGGGAATGACGCTGCCTAAAACAAAAAGACTTGTTCGCATATTTGGCGGGTGCTCAATGTTACCTATGTCAGTTATTATGCTCTCAAATGGTCACGGAGAAGCTGCGGCAATTTGGGGCGTTGTGGGGTGCTATCTAATTTTTATTTAACTTTGCAAAAAACAAACAAAAGATGAAAAAGTGCTTGCATTTAATCAAATAAAGTGCATTTTAGTAATCATGACAGCAAACGAAATAAAAGATTACCTAAAATTCAAAGCCGCTCAGTTCTTCCGCCTTCGGGGAATTGAGATTCCAAAAGAAACAGAAGCGCAGAAACAGCTACTTGCAACAATTCCACAGGAAATAAAAAAACAATGGGCAATCGAAGTTATACAAATGGGAGCATAAGCCACGGCGGAAAAAGAAAGGGAGCGGGGCGAAAGCCTCGCGCAATTCCCTTGAAAACATTTACGCTGAGAGTAAAGCCAGACATAGCTCAACGCTTCAACGATCTATGCAATCTCAACGGATTAAGCCAGTCGCGCATGTTTGCGAAACTATTTGAGGCAGAATGAGCTATACACATAACAAAGGAGATATATAATTATGAGAAATGGAAATAAAAATTTTACAGATGTATGCTCATCCTTACCAGACAAATTACGAAATGAAAATGGTAGCGGATTTGGCTTTGTTTGTATATGGAGATTTGACGATGAGGGGGAAGACGCCAGAACATGCACAGTAGAGGAGTGGTTGTCTAAGCCAGAAAATTTTGGAGGCGAATGGCTTATTGATGGTGGATGGGGAGGGCCACCAGGCCCAATAAAAGTTAGATGGGATGGTGAAAAATGGCAAAATCTTGGTTTTCCACCGTGGCAAATCTAGCAGAACACTGGAAAATAATAAGAAAAAACAATGACATTGCCTGAAACAGAGCGCCAAGATCCGGTTGCATGGTGCGAGCAAAATATCCAGATCGACTACGGCAATTTTAAGCGCGAGAATCACCCGCTACTTGTTGACGTACTCCGGGCGGCAGCAGAATCGCGCGGCGCTTATGTCGGCCTGATTGGATCGGTGCAGCACATTAAAACGCTCACGGCGCAGCTGCTGCAATTGTACTCGCTGCACGTATCGCCAGCAAGCTCTGCGCATTACGACTTGACCGGAGACGCGCTAAAAGAATTTAGCGACGACAAATTTACGCCATTGATCGACAGCACCGAGCGGATTATCAAATTGATACCGGACCAGAAGTACCGAAAAACAAAACTTTACACCAGCACGCCGCTCGGTCATGTGCGCTTGCTGTCTGCTAACGTGCTAGCAAACCGGAACTCGAAAACGCTTGAACGGATTACGGCAGATGAGTCATGGGCATACAAGGACGAGGAAAAATGGCTTGAGCAAATCCATTCCCGGCAAAACTCTTTTAATTGGCAATGGCAAATGTTTCTGCCTTCATCCGGGCAAACTGAAGGCAGCGAGCTTGACCAGTTATGGCAGCGCAGCAGCAAGCACACTTGGCATGTAAAATGCCCATGCTGCGGGGAAGAGATACCTTACATTTGGAAGCAATCGCCAGTCGATGGCAAGGTGCCGCCTGGTGGCATCCGGTACGCTAGCCGCGATGAAGTCACAAATGCAGAGGGCGAAATTGATTGGCTAGCATTACGCGAGTCAGTATATTATCAATGCCAGCTTTGTGAAGGGCGCATTAATTGGGATCCGGGAGCACAGCATGAACGCAATTTGACCGGGCGGTATATTCAAATGAACAGCAACCCGGACCCGCAATGTGTATTTTACCATTACAACGCGTTAGCGCATGCGCCGTGGCCGGAGCTTGTGACAAAATGGAAGCGGGCAACAATAGCGCGGAGCCGGGGCGACTTGTCCGGGCTTGAAGAATTTGTGCGCAAGCAATTGGCGCAGCCGTGGAATGAGTCAAACTATGTCAGCGCGGAAAAGATCGAGCATGCGCGGGGCGATTATGTGCTTGGCGAAAAGTGGCATCCGAAAGGCACCGAGCCGATAATGTTTGCAACGGTGGACGTGCAGAAAGACCACTTTTACGTGATCGTGCGGGCGTGGTCGATTATCGAGGGCGAGTTGCACAGCCGATTGATAGAGCGCGAAAAAGTATACAGCTCAGGCGCAATTTGTGACATTGCAGATAAATACGGACTGGCGGGCGCTACGATGTCACGCGTATTTTTAGACGGCAACTATAACCCGATCCAAGTGCAGCGCTTGGCAGCGGAAAACTATTGGATTGTATTCCGTGGAGACAAGGCGCGAGACTTTAGGCACATCGACGGTTTGCGCAGAATTTACGCCGAGACGGATTACATTGACGTTGGCGAGGGTACAATTGGCGCCGGGCGGAAACTTGTGCCTCAAATTAGGTTTAGCAAGCACGAGGCAATGAACAGGTTGTCATTGATACGCGGCATTAAAGGCCGGAACGATCAGCCAGTTTGGACGTATGCAAAAGACGCCGGGGCAATCTACGAGCGGCAGATTAATACCTGGCAAAAAATCAGCAAGACAAAGCCAAACGGCGAAGTATATTATGACTTTATAAACCGGGACTCGCACAACGATCACTTCGGAGACTGCGAAAAGATGAACATTGTCTGCGCGGCGATGGCCGGATTAATTGGCGTGGATTCTGAGCCGCAGCAGAAAAAAATCAAAAAACCTTAATTTAATGCTTGCAGTTTATTGTGCGGCCGCTTATTGTCGGGGCATGGAAAACGAAACAACACTAAGCCAAAAAGACAAAACACTAGCGCAGATTGCAAACAGTGAACTATATATCAGAACACTTCAGACTAGCAATAGCGATAGTCTTGACTTTCACGAGTTAGCAGTTTGGAACATTAAAGCAGCGCTAGAGGCCGCTTATAAAGCGGGTCAACAATCTGTTTTCAAATAAGCAACTAGTTATGTTAAAAAATATTTTTATATTTATTTGGTATAGTAGTTTTACTGTCAGTTTTGCAGATGTTATTATTTATCGTTGGACAGACGGAAAAATAGAATTGATATATTTAATGTTGAGTTTTATTTTTAATATCGAATAAGCGCCACACTTAAACAAAACTTGACAACAACCCTGCTTGCTATAATTTTGTAGCATGCGGGGTTTATTGTTTACAATATGGATACAAGCGGGAAAAACCGCATCCAGCACCATTGACGCGCTCGAAACGCTGACAGCAGGGCAGTTTGAGTCAGTGCAGCACGGCGGCGCGCGCATGGTCCGGGCATCACTTTCCGGCAAATCTTTTGACTACGAAATGCCTGCAAACTGGGGGCCGCATGATTTTATTGAGTCAATCCGCGAGTGCTACAAGATTGTGCGCACGCAAGGCGCAAGCGGTCAAATGACTGACCAAGAGCTTGTTGATTACGTTTTAGATACTGCAAACCAAGTGAGCGATACTCAGTTTGCTAGAGTCAATCAATACATCAGATATGGCCGTTAAACCTATCAAACGAGCGCGCAAAAAATACAGCGCAGGCGCGACAAATTACAACAGCCGCAGCGGTACAAAAGAATTTTATGCAGGCGGGCGCAACGATCAGCGCAGGCTTACGACTCAGCAGCTAGCAAAAGACATTCAGGACATGATGACGGCCAACCGTCACAAGATGATGCTCTGCGATGCGCGCTATATTTACCAGTCTTTTTCCAGTGTAGCCGGGGCCGTTAAACAAAAGGCAAACTACGTTTACGGCAACAGCTGGCGCTTACAGTCGCACAGTGCTGACTTAGATTTTGCGCAGGCGGTACAGGATGATTTCAAAAACCTAGACCACTTCTTCGACATTCGCGGCAACAACTTTTCATTCCGCAAATCTATTTGGCGCGGATCAAAAGCGCTAGACGTGGACGGCGACTTCTTTGCAATCCTTACCGAGCAGGAAGGCACCGGCTTTCCTAAAATTCAATTTATTGAGGCGCACCAGGTCGGGGACTGGGGAAGCATTAGCGACGGCATGGTAACAGACTCAGCCGCATATAATGGATTGAAGATTTGCGCGGGCGTCATTTTAGATGAGTATAATGCGCCGATTGCGTACCGGGTAAAGGATGACAGCCGCGCTTTAGGATTTCAAGATGTGCCCGCAAATTCAATGGTGCACTTTATGGATACCGAATGGTTTACGCAGTCGCGCGGACAGCCGGCAATTGCAGCCGCCGTCTTAGATTGGTACGACCTAAGCGAGACGCGAGACGCGCAAAAGATTAAAACCAAAGTAAACTCAATTCTGACTTTGATCGAGTCGAACGAGTCAGGCAATAGAGATACCGCGCGCGATTTGATGGGGCTGGGCCAGGGGCAAAGCACGCCAGCAACTACTTACATGGATTCTGGCATGATTCGGATCATTAAAAACGGTGGCTCGCTAAAGGGGCACACTGTAAACGATCCGCCCGAAGCATGGCAAAAATTTACTAAGACAGTAGAGCAAAGCGCGTTTTACGCTTTAGGATGGCGGCGCGAAATGCTAGACAGCTCTGAGGTCGGGGGCGCAGGCGTCCGGGCATTCCAGGGCGATATTAACAAAAGCATTAAGCTGCGCTGCGAGTGCTTAAACTACGGATTCAAGCGCATAGCTCAATACATAATCTCAAAACGTGCGAAGCAAGGCGCGTACACATTGCCGGAGGATTGGTGGAAAGTATCATTCACAGCACCGGCAGAATTTACAGTCGATGAAGGCCGCATGCGCGCGGCAGATATTGAGGACTTGCGAGCAGGTCTAACGACTGCAACGAACATAATGGAGCGCCAGGGCCGCAACTTTGAAGATGAGCTAATGCAGCGGGCAAAGGAGCTTGTAAAAATGAAAGAGATTGCAGAGCAGCACGGTTTAGATTATCGAGAACTTTCTTTAATAACAAGGCCCGGCGATATTGTGCCGGGGCAACAATTAACTAATACAGACGATGAATAATAATACATGGTACAACATGGCAAACAAAACAGACACCGAAGCCGAAGTCAGTATTTACGGCCCGATCGGTGGCTTTGATATTAATGCAAAAGACTTTGCAGAGGATTTGAAAGGCATTGACGCTGACACAATCCACTTGCGGATTGATAGTCCCGGCGGTAGTACGCAAGAGGGTTTTAACATTATCAATGCAATAAAAAGGCATCCAGCTAAATTGATTACTCACATTGACGGCATGGCCGCTAGCATGGCATCAGTTATTGCTCAGGCTGGCGATGTACGGCGTATGGCTAACAACTCATTAATGATGATTCACAAACCTTTAACGACAAAAGGGGGCAACGCTGACGAACTTCGTAAAAATGCAGATACGCTTGATAAAGTGGAATCTAATATATTAAAAGCATACGAAAAAAGTCATTACTCTGAAAATGAGATTGCGGATTTAATGAGAGATGAAACAATTTTTACAGCCGAAGAAGCATTAAAAGCCGGGTTAATTGATGAGATTGAGGATGGATTGAAAGCCGTTGCATCTATTGTTGAAATGGCTAAAGATTCAGAAATTGAAATTCCAACTGACAAACTTATTGCCAGCATGAACGGCAAACTGGATGCAGTTGCAAAGCAGCGCGACGACCTAAGCGCAAAACTGACAGCGCAATCTCAAGAGCTAGTCGATGCACGCGCAGAGCTAGAGGCTGCCGAAATTGTGCTTAAAAAAGTTGACGAAAAAGATGCAGCATTTAAGGCCGAACTTGAAACAGCAAAAACGGAACTTATAGCAGCACGCGCAGAGATTGAAACGTCAAAAGAGGTTACAGATCAAGCGGTCGCACTTAAAGCCGCCGAAATGATGCAAATGAATGCTCATGCGCCGGTGGTAGGCAATAGCGAGCCAGTCGCTAAAAAGATGACTGAGCAAGAGTTTTGGGACAAATACAAAGAAGTCGGAGAGGCCGAAGGTTTGGCCGCTAAAAACAAATTTTACAAGGAAAACAAAGATTTAATTTCCTAATTACTAACAACTAATAACTAATATTATGGCTAACACATTAGCAGGAGTAAACCTAGCAGAAATCGCACAACAAAGCCTTCCAGGGCTTTCGTCTTTATTCGCGCCACTAGCTGGCATCCACACGGATTTTTCTAACGATTTGCAATCGCGCGGCGAATCAGTGACGACTCGCTTTCCAACAAAGCCAACTGCATCGAGTTTGGCAAGTGGATACGTCTCAGCAGCTCAGGACGTTGCAATGACTGCTCGCACCATTACGCTCAATCAATTCAAGGGCTTTGTATATGGCTTTGACGATTTAGAGCGTTCTAAGTCCAGCATTGACTTGCAATCGCTATTTATTGAGCCAGCACAGCAAGCAGTCGGCGACGCTGTATTCGGTGACTTGTGGAACGAGGTAACAGCTGCCAACTTTGCAACTAGCAGCACGATCACAGCCGCTAATTTTGGGCGTGACGATTTGGTCGATTTAGGCACCACTTTGACAGCAACTAAAAAAGCACCACAGTCGAATCGCTTTGTATTGTGCAATCCGAGCTACTACGGTTCGCTTGTTAAAACTTTGAACAGCGCTGAAATCCCTGGCATCACCGAGGGTAAAACCGAAGGCATTGTGCCGCGCGTCAATAAGTTTGACGTATACGAAACAGACCTCGCAGACGCTAATAGTGAAAACTTGGCAGCATTTGCAGCTCACAAAACTAGTTTGTTAATGGCAAGCCGGACCGTAGATGCAGGCAGTTTTGACGGAGAACTTGAAAACGTCGAAATCCCCGGCATCGGTTTGACCATACAATTCCGCAAATGGTACAGCAATGACACCGGCGTGGATTACATTTCAATGGGCATTCTTTACGGAGTATCTAAGGGAGTAGACTACGGCGTACGAGTCACCTCTGCATAGCATGATTGCACCAAACGCAACAATCTTGCTTGAGGATGGCAAAGCTGACTTTACAGTACTAGAATGCTCAAAGTCAGCAGACGTTTGCTTAAAAGCATTTGTTGAATGTGACAAGCCGGGCAAGGTTTTTTACATTCGCAAAGGCATGCTCGAAAAAAGCAAAACAAACAAAGCGCCAGCCAAAAAACGAGGCAGGCCAGCCAAAGCTTAGCGTTTAATTTTTCAAGGGGTCGTCTTTTACCGGGCGGCCCCTTTTCATTGACAAAACACAACAATCAGTTAAAAACAATTTAGCGCGTATGGTGCCCGGGGAGATCCCGGGACAGGTTAGGTTTTTAATTTTTCGTTACCTTATGAAACAAAGCGCTTTTATTTTTACATGAACATATTTGAATCAGTTGTAAAAAATGGATTAAGCATGGCGCTCAAATCAGTAGGCGAAGATGCCCAGATTGGCAGCACTAAATTTACAGCCAGCTTTGACGAGTCGGAAATGGCAGTCAGCCGCAACACATACGGCGATGAAGACGAAGTAACAACGACTGCAACGCTATTAAAAGCCGCTTTAGAAAGCAAGCCGACAGTCGGGCAATTATTGACTCGCGGAACTCAGCGCTACGTCATTTTGACCGTGCAGGAGGACGCGCAAAGCTACGAGATAGGACTGCGCGCGAAGGATGGCTAGAAAAAGCAAAAGCTTGATCGTTGACGACAGTGTATTCCAACAACGCGCGCGGCGATTGGCCAAACTGCTCAAAGTGGACGAGCGGCAATTTGTGCGGGAGCAAGGCGGCTTATTAGCGCGAGACGTTGCAAAATATACGCCGCCATACGCTACGTTTCCAAGCAAGGGCAAATCGACTATTGGCAACAAAAAAGACTTTGACGAGGGGCGCGGCAGTATTGTCAAAGATATGCTTTTAAATTTTAGGATAACCGATCAATCATACATTGATCATATTTACGACATAACCGGCACAACTAAAAACATACGGCGCACGCTTAGAAACAGAAAAGGCAAGCAGTATTTAGTCGACGTGGATCGTCTAAATTTAGGATCAGTCAGCGAGGCCGTACAGTGGCACAATTCGCGACGACGAAAATCAGACGGTAGAGCAATGCACCGAGGCAAAGCAGGCGGCAACGATCCTAAGATTGGACGCTGGAAAAACCGTGACATTATGTGGGTAAGCCAAGACATTTTTAACAAAGCAAAAAAGCAATTGATCAAAAATGTAGGCATAAGTAAAGCCGGGCCAGCAAAAGCCGCTTTGCAACTTGGCGCTAAGGGATCAATTCCGTTGCCAGTTAAAAAGCAACTAGGCCGCGTTAAGGCATCCGGGCGCATGGCACAGACTAGCAAAGGGCCGTACGCTATGATCAGAGCCAGCGCTAACAGGTCGCCAGGATTGGCGCACGTACAACATTTAATGCCAATGATTATGCGCGACAGGCTAATTAAAGCAGTCAAGCGCTTGCGATATATGAAACGGCAAACCGTGAAACGCGCAGGCTTTAGAAATTGACAACGCAAGCAAATAATTTATTTTGACAGCATGAGGGCGGTTAGCGACGCAGATTTATTTGACTTTGAAGGCAACTTGCAAGCTGCCTTTGTCGCTTATCTGACTGCGCAAGGGTTTACCATTGCAACCAGCAACGACCCGGAGCGATTAAGCCAAGACTTTATTGCAGTGCAAATATCTATACTAGGCTTGCAAAATGAGCACATGGTGCAACGGCCATACGGCGGCAACATGGAGTACGACCATTACAGCTATTCATGCTCAATAACCATTCACACTGACCGCACCGAGGACGCAACGCCGAGCGCAGAGTTTGCACGCTATCACCAGCAGCAGGTCGCAAAGTTGCGGCAATCATTGTCTATTTTAATCGCATACGACAAGGGCGGACTCAATAAGCATGTAAATTTTTACACGATCAACAGGCTAATGCCAGCCGCCACAGAATACGAGGCCGACGGCATGGGCTATGATAGCACAACTTTGAACTACAACGGCGATTTTACAATCAAGCAATCAGCATTTCCAATTAACAATTAATTATTACACATCATGGCAATCCCATACAATTCAGAAGCAAACCAGCCTTTAGGCTTAGAATCCGTTACCATTAATTCGGTGGCTTACATTGTCAATTCAGTCGATTTATCTAGCATTGACAGTCGAATCATTTCACGTACAGACGCAAACGGAGACCGGGCCGGCTTTGCATTGCGTCCTGGTAGCGATCAAATTACTGGCTCAATGACGTTGCAACGCGCAACTGATACAACTGTATTACCAGCCGTAGGAAATGATTTTTCTTATGACTACGACCGCAGCGGGACAGATTCAACTCTAGTTGTTCAAAATGTCAAAACAGCTCGATCAACTGACGAATTTGACGTATTTGAAATCGACGTTGTGCTCAAGACTTACCAAGGCTAATTTTTCTTATATGCTAATCAACGGCCCTGCTCGCGTTGCGGGTGGGGCTTTTTTATATGACAATTGCAGAACAGTACACCGCAGAGCGCGAGCGACTAGAACTTAACCGGGCACTTGATTGGAGCACGTACAGCCGCACATACAAGGCAGCCGGGGAAACATTAAAGCCGCTGACGGTGCAAGCTTGGTTTGATTTGCTCGCAGCCAAGTCTCCAATTTTAACCGGCGCCGGGCTTACAGTCGAATCAATTGTCGATTACATATGGCGATGCTCGATCAGGCACACAAGCAATGTATTGTTTAAGGAATGGCGCTTGTGGTGGATCCATTCGCGCGTCAATAAATGTTTAGACTCAACAGCAGGCGCGGAGGCTGTAATGGGCGTAATCAATCAGCACATAGGAGACGCATTCGACGAATATCCGGAACAGGTACAGGGCGGCAATTTCAGCGCACGTACTGCAATGCCGCACGCATCCGGGGAAGCTTACTTTGTTGACGAGCTTGCACACCGGTACGGCGTCAGTCCTGACCTTGTGTTGACGTGGAATTTGCGCAAAGCATTTCAATTGCAAAAAGCAGCCAGGACGGTTACTAATCCCGATTATAAAGCGCTTGAGCCGAGGTCGCTGTTAAATATCAAATCAGACTTTCTGAAACAACAAAATGCCATTAAATGACGTCAATCTAAAATTCTCGCTAGACAGTAGCGGGATAAAAAAAGGACTTGCCCGGGCGCAAGCAAGTATTGCTGGATTTGCGAAAAATGCAATTAGTCAGTTCGGAGCTATAGCCGGGGCTGCAGGTTTTGGTATGCTTGGCAAAAGCGCCATTGATTTAGGTAGCCGAATCAGTGACATGGCTACGCAACTAAATATCGGCACCGACGAATTGCAGGCGCTTGAGTTTGCCGCAAATGAAGCAGGCGTTGAGATCGGTATTTTAGAACGTGCATTGCGTAACGTGCAAACCCGGACGCAAGAAGCTATAAACGGCAACAAGCGATACGGCGAAGCGTTTGAGCGCTTAGGCATTAACATAGACAATTTTAAAAAATTATCAGTCGAGAAAAGGCTGGAAGCAATTGCCATTGCCCAACAAAACGCAAGCGACAAATTAAGCGCATACAATGATGTTGCCATTATACTTGGTGAGCGAGCCGGCCCAAAAATGGCCGAAATTTTGCAACGATTGGCAGGCAAAGAAGGATTTGCAGGAATAGAAGCCGCAGCAGATCGGGCAAATCAGCGTTTAAGTGAAATTGAAATACAACAGCTAGACAAAGCAGCCGACAAGATTGTATTATTTAAACGCGCGATGCTAGTTTTAGCGGGCAAAGTTTTAGGCGTTGTATTGCCAGTATTCTCTATGCTAAGAAGCGAGTTTAAAGCGGGACAAGCTAGGTTTAATGATTTTGCTGTAAAAGTATATGCGGGACTTCGACTTATTGGTAGGTCGGTTGAAATAACTTTGAAGCCAGTAGTTGATCAATTTAAGTCGCTATCGTTAGCACTACAGGGAGCGGCCAAAGCTTTCACAAATCCGATAAAAGCGGCAAAACTATTTGATCAAGCATTGGGAATGCAAAAGCAATCGCTTGAAAGTTTGAAAAACATACCTGCCGAAATTGCAAACGAATATCAAATATCCCAAGACATGATGCAAATGTCTACTAAAGACACTGCAAAAGTCATTGCCGACGAATCGACCAACATTAAAAAGCAATGGGGGCTAATGATGGGAGACGTTGAGACGCAAACCGACAAAAGCGTTGACAAGATAAATGATAGCATAAGCAACATAGAATCGCCAGCAGACGCGGCCAGCGGCAGCGGATCAAGTGCGGGGAGCGGACCTGCGCAAACATTTGACGCGGCAGACGCAAATAAAAGCGGATACGTCACGCCAAGAGAGCAGCGCCGGGCCGAACGAGCACAGCGCAAAGCAGACCGCGAACGCCGCAAAAAAGAAGCCGCAGAAAGATCAGCAGAACGCGGTCGCAGTAATCGAGAACTTAGAGCAAAATCAGCAGCAGATATGACTGCACGCGAAAGAGCAGCAGGGTTTGGGCCAGGGGCAAAAGAAACGCCACAGCCAAAGCCGCAGGAAAGCGGAAAGAAGCAAAGCACTGAGCAAGCTCTATTAAAAAGCTCGCAGGAAACGGCCGAAGGAATTAAAACAATTGCAAAAGAGGTGACACAATGAGCATACCATACACAAGCGAAGATTTTACAACGCCGCGCGCTGGCGGGGATAGCTGGGTCGAGTATCCATTTATCGAATACGGCGACAACAGCAGTAAAGTATATCACATGCGCTGCACGGTCAATAAAGACGACTACACGGCAATTGCGCTTGATACAACGATGGCTAGCGCCAGCAATGCCAGTGTATTAGTTTTGCCATTTGCAGCAGATACAAGCGCTTATTTTGTTGGAGACTTTAATCACAGGGTAAAGGACGGCGCATTGATTGAATTTGACAGGCAGTTTTCGACAATACCGGCAACAAGAACAGAGCACGAGGGCAGCTTAGTTTTTGAATATCCAGGTTATGAAAGTGTAAACACTGGCACTGGTTTTTCGGCGTTAGAATTGCTTAGGGGTAAATTTAGTGAAATAAGCAAATTAAAAACAACTTACAATTATCAATTAGGAACTAATTTTACATTAGATTCTATTTTTAGCATATCAATTGGAAATTATCGGTATGATAATTTTAATGTTAGAGATGGATCTTCATCTGAATTTCCTGCTACTAGTCCTACACTTTCAGCTTACCAAAATTTGAATGAATTAGTTTACAGCTCTGAAATAATAAAATACAAAGGCAATATACACGCTAAAAAAACTGTATACGTTGAAAGAAAATAATGACTCAATTAAAAATAAATGACCGGCTAGGATGGCGCAATCGCCTTAATATGATTAATTTGATTATTAAAAAATTAATGCCATTAACGCGTTTAGAAATTAAAAAAGGCAATAGTAACAAAATTATACAATCAGAAAATAATACTGTTATTCAAGTAGCAGGAGGTATCCCAGAAGGATATGAGGAAACTGACATCGTATTATGTGAAAACGGCACGCCAGTTAATGGCAAAATTTTATTTAAGGAAGATTAATGCCGACAGCAACGCCATTTAAAGCACTTGGTAAAGGCAATGGATTTACTAATTGTGTTTCTCAAGATATAACTGGTTTTGACAGCTGGACGACTTTAAGCGGATGGAGTAAAAACAATCAGCCATCATCGCAATCTGCAAAATTAGCTAGCATTGAAGAATCAAGGCGATTAGCTATGATGCTATTTTGGAATTTAAGCGAAGTTACTGGAACAGTTAATACTACAAGTTATCAACACGGTAGCTCAAGTTTAAGCTCTTCGGGTAATATAACAGTACAGCCAAAAAATAGAGTATGCTTATCTAATATTACAGGTTATGCAGAAGATGGGGATGGATACCCAGCTTACAATAAATATTCAATTTTAGGTGCTAGTAATGTTGGTTTTTATATTACAGCAATGTATAATAATACTCAATTAGTTGGTTATGGGGTAGAATATGGATTTCAATCAGTTGCTTTTTCTGGTTCAAACGCTTTGCGAGTAAACGCTAGATTAATTTTACGTTCTTTTGAGGGATATACTGTTAATCAATACGAAAACAGAGATTACGTCACTTTAAATATAAATAATGATTCTTTTAGTTTTGTTTGTACTGCCCATGTTTCTACTGGAGGTGGACATATTACTGCTAGTTACACAATTAACAGAAACGCATTAAATTTATTAGCACAAGGAACGGCAAGCAGATCACTTGCTAAAGACAATGATGGAAACTGGTTGCCGCCAGTGCAAGTAGCATCATCCACTGCTCAAATTAATAGTTTCGATTTTTATACTTATTGACAATTTAAACACACAAATTTAACTAATATCATGGCAACGATCAAACTTTACATTAACACGGATCGAGGCGACATTAGCCGCGCATTTGTCAAATCTACTAGCGAGCCAACGACAAACGCTTTGCCGCCTGCATTGGTAGCTGGCAACAAGCGCAATATTGAAGTCTATTTGATTGACAGCGCAGGCAATTACGACGCGCGAAGCGGTGCCAGCAATTACGCTTTATCAATTGGAGCCGGGCCGATAGCGGGAACGCCATCCAGCGGGACGTTTACTTTAACGGATGGCACAGCAACGACGCCAGCACTTGTGCACAATGCAACCGCTCAGGCCGTCGAGGATGCGTTAAACGCTTTGAATAGTAGCGCAGGGCCATTCAGCCAACTTGTCGATGTAACGAGCACTTACGACGGCAACTATTTATGCAAATTTAGGACGACAGGCGCAGTCGCTGCATTGGCCGGGGATGCTTCCGAGTTGTCACCTCAAAGCGCCGTTGTAGTCGATGAGGCGCGGGCCGGGGATGGCAGCACAAAAGAGCAGCAGTATATCCGCTTGTTAAGACAGCCGGCAATTTTTCAAGACTCATTTACGCAAATTGCAAACGGATGGAGCGGCGAACTCAGCGCGAACAATGCGCGAGTATTGGAGTTGATGGCCGGGCGCGATACGATTGCGATTCCGCTTGACGTTGAACTAACCGAGACAGGCAACGAACCGGAAACGATTGCACGCGGCAATATGCTTTTGTCTAATGAGGTGATCAACCCGGCGTCGATTGATCCTGCAAATTTGGCGCAGATATTGACTCAAGCTTTAGGTGATGCGCGGTACTTGCGTACGACAAACAATTTATCAGACGTAACAAACGCAGCAACGGCCCGCTCTAATATCGGGGCTGCGGCTGCGGCAGATTTAACAGCGCACGCTAACAGCACAAGCAACCCGCACAGCGTCACGGCGGCGCAGGTAGGACTTGGCAACGTAGATAACACAAGCGACGCTGACAAGCCAGTATCGACGGCACAGCAAACAGCGCTGGATCTTAAAGCGGATGCCACAGCATTGACGACGGAAACTAATGCGCGGATCGACGCTGACAACCGCAGAGAGTTTGCGGGCGGGGTTGCGTTTATTAATCCAACAGCTACTACCTCTTATTTGTTAGAAGGCCCTATTGGGGTGATAAACACTAATAATTTTACAATACAGTTTAATGGCCGTATTTTAACTACAGGCGGAGCACTGTATGGAGATGTCTTGATAAATATCAGCGGTGGAAGCAATACTTTTTTTATTAATTTTAATAGAAATACAAATACTAGTAGCAACAATCCTGGAAATCTTAGAATTTCTATTGCATCTAATTCTTTTGGAATTGATTTTGAGACAGCTTCATATTTTGAAGATGATGCAAAATGGTTATTTAGCGTTGATCGAAATGGTTATTTTACAGTATTCAAAAATGGGGTAAATGTTGGCAGCGTCGATATTTCTAGCGTGTCTTCTGTTGAATTAGACGGAACTGTTTTAAGTATTTGCAATCGTTTTGGTTCTGAATGGATTGCTCGCGACTTTGCCATATTCAACACAGCGCTAACCGCAACCCAAGCCGCCGAGCTATACCAGCAAGGGCTGCAACCGTGGCTCGCTGCGAATCCTAAGTATCGGCGGGCGCAGGATTTGACAACCTTAAACGCAGAAGATAATAGTACGAGCGGATGGTTAGATTTAGATTTTGGAGGATCGACAAGCTTAGTTTCGATAGAATCAAGTAATCCTATAACTGGCAGTTATTCCTACAAGTTTGCAAATACAACAACAGGCACAAGCGATAGTTACCCAAGATTCAGGAGACAATCTTTATTGTTTAATTTTGTTGAAGGTAATACTTACAACATTAAGTGTAAATTAAAATTAATTAGCGGAAGTGCTGCTGTAATTGGAAGAATAGGATCAGGTACGGGAATTAACACTAGGTTTTTGAGTTATACTACTCTTACACTAAATAACGTACTAGAGGTGAATAGCACAATTACTCCTACAGATATAGTCGGAATACAAAATGCTATTGAGTTTATTTTTAATGGCACACTAGGCGCTTTTGAGGTGCTATGTGATGACATTGAAATAACGCAAATCGGATCACTAGCAACCTTGCCACTAGATGACGACTGCCGACAACTAAAAGACATCAGCGGCAACCGCAACGACGCAACGGCCAGCGAGTCAGGAGTCACGCATTTGAAGCAAAAAGACCTGCACACATTTCGAGACGATCACGCCGACGGCACAGGGGGCAGCTACTTAATTGCCAATGCTGACATACTTGCAGAAAATGAAGTCATTACAGGCGTAACAGTAGACGGCAGATTCTATGCAGCCAGCGGTGCGCAGGACTTAACCAAGCGCAGGATCAAGCTGCAAGATCACGGCTCGCATGTTGACGTTAAACGCTCGAACGGCACGACAGACGACTCAGCAATTGCAGTAACAAATCCAAACGACGGCACCGACTTTGCAATCTCAGTATTAACCCAACGCATTTAAATATGGAGCTATCAAAAATCAATCAGCACGGATATTACTTCCGAAAGTCTAATTGCGAATGGACAGTGCATCACGATCAAGACACTTTCCCTAGCGATTTTGTATTTAACGATTTTGACATAGAGACGCTGGAAGTATCAGGCGCAGTTGCAAGCGAGACAGACGGCGAATATTTGGAGCTAGTGGTCACATTCACGCCGGAACAAGTCGAGGCAGCAAAACAAACTATTTACAACAATGAGTGATTACGCGCAAAACATTAGCTTGCCCGGCATTAAACGCGGGGACAGGTGGCAAGGCATAACGTCAATCGGCCCGATAACAATCGCAGACGGCCAGCCAGCGGTCACGCTTGCACGAGTGCGCATGCAGTTTAGGCTAGGCGATGCAGTGTACACGCTAGACAGCGACAGCGGACAATCACCAGACGCGCCCATCACGATCAGCAATCCGACAACATGGATTGCAACGGTGCCAGCAGTAGAGACAGGATTCTGCACAACGGCGGGCAAATGGATATTTGACATCGAGTTCTACGCCACCGGGCAAGGCCCGACAACGTACATTAAAGGCAGCATACAAATCTATGACGACGTAACGAAATGAGCGCAACGGTAACAGATTTGCAAGTCAATGTCCCGGTAACACTCCAGGACGTTAATGCACTGGCATCCGCAACGGTGCCCGGCTCGCAAACGGTCGAAATACCGATAACAATTGACGGCGAAACGACAACGCTCAGAGCGGCCATATTAGAAGCGCCAGAGATTGCAGCGCCGGTTACTATAGCAGAGACACTCGCAACGGCGACAATCACAATACAAAGCGCGGCATTGATCACAATAGACGCCGACGTGGGCCGCACTACATGGGTCGAAACATTTGAGACAATATCGAAAAATCTCAAAAAGTATCCAGCAACTTTTACCTACGAAGGCGACAAGCTGCAGTCGGTGCAATATGCAACGCCAGGCGGCACGATCACAAAAACGCTAGCTTACAACGGCATTTATTTACAGTCAGTCACTTTGTCCGGGGCAATCCCTGACTACGTGGCAACCGTCAAAACTTTTAGCTACTCAGCACAAAACAGACTAATCTCAATTAATTATTCATAATGGCACTTATCATAGATCCGGACGACCTCAACCAGGGCACAGAGGTCACAATTAATACAACTGCAAAAACGATTGCGCTTAACGTCGCTGGCAATTTGTCAGACGATGGCGCAACCGGGCAGGCGTTTTATTCATTTTTGAAGGAGGAATGGAAAAATGACGCGTCTCTAATTGCGTACAACTTCCCAATGGTCTCAATCACGCCAGAACAGTTTGAGTTTGTCAAGGGGTGGACGCCAGCAAACAACACAACCCGCAATTTACTGCGTAATGCAGGATGGCGCGAGATTAACGCAAGCGACGTTTTAGAGCGTGAGTACATGGGAGTTATTAGCCTGGGCAACATTGACGCCACAAGTACAGCATATTACGCATTCAGCAGCGATACAGCCAAAACAGATTTTGATTTTACCGGGCCAATCAATCAAGCAATCCAAACTTACGGAAACGCTAGCAACGGCAACTTTGACAAGCGCGGCAATACGCTGACGGTTTACATCAGGTCGCAGGGCAAAACATACGCGAGCGCGACATCGACCAGCATCGGATTGACGGCGCTTAATTACATTGCAAACCGCTTCCCATTAGCTGAAGGGGTAGACAGTAAGATCAGCGCATCAGACTCCACAATTGCAACGACAGCGCCGTACACTGGAATGAGTATCACTTACGGCGCAACGACTCGCACAATCGGCGGCACGAGCTACAATTTTAATATCGTAGTCGATGGCAACAGCGGCACGACTCAACAGATTTACGAGTTTGTGCAGTACAGTCTGCGACAATCTAGCGACATTGACGCGGGCGCCGGGTCGCAGGTCGGACAACTTGCAAATGACTTGCTCAATTTTGAGGGCGATACGCTAAAAACAACTCAGGGCGTTGCAATTGACGACTATCAAAGCACGAACCGTAACAATTTAGTATTTACCGACACCGGCGGCACCGAGCGCACATTCCCGTTCTTAGCGACTGGTACGATACTATTTAATGCCAACTTGCAAAGCGATACGGCAGCAATTTACCGCATGTTTTTTAACTCAGGGTTTGGCACTGCAAGCGCAATTCTTGTAGACGACAACAGCGGCACTGACATTAGCGGCACAGTCAGCGGCGCGGCATCGGTTGCGTTTGATTTTGCTTATGACGAAAACACGCAAGGCGGCCGCACGGCGGGCACTGATGCAGCGGTCAAGGTTGTCGCAATGGGACTCGACCAGGCGCAGCACGTTATTGCAGACGCTACAATCACACGCGCAACCGGGCAAAACATATCGCTTGTTGCACCATTCGAGCGAAATTATAGCAACCCATAATGAGTTACAGTTATTCAGGCGGAGTTATAACTCAAACAGGTACAGAAACTGGCGACGATCAACTTGCTGGATTGTCTGGTTTGACAGGCGTTACCACTACAACATTAGGCCAGCGCACTGCTTACAGCATAAATAGCAGCACCCGCATTGCATTTAACGGCACTTGCCTTATTGACCCACGTTATTGCGAATTAGAAACTAACCGATTGGGTGGTAGTGTAATCGTTGTAAATGGTACGCTTGATTTAGGCAAAGAGCTTACTTATAGCTATGGCACGCAATACACAAGTGGCAGAGCATTAAATATATTAGGAGGTAGCAATGTACCTTGGGGAGCTGTATTTGATGTGTATGGAACTGTGAATTGGTATGGTTGTCAGATTGATACAGGGTCGGGAATTAGTATTAAAAATGGGGGTACAATTAAAATCAGAGACGGCATTTGGATTAGTCGATTGGGTAATCATACTATCCAGCAGGGCACGACAATCGTTTTTAATGCTGGTAGTACCGCAGACATAATTGGGCTGAATAAAACACTTACAGGAGCGTTGGTAATAGATAACAGCGCGGTAAACATTTTAGGGGTATTTACTACTGTAAATTTATCAGGAATTGTTAGTACAGGTGGTATTTCTCCAGACAATAGGTCAACCACGTTAGCACCTGTACCATTTGCTACAGTATCTAATTTTGAACGATTACAGGACAGAATTGCACAATGCCGTACAGTTTTAGCACATTTTGACGACTGCGCTAGTTGGGACACAAGTTCTGCAATGTTTTTAGGGTTAAGATCATCTTTCGGAACGGTTACTCGATACGGTCAAGCAGAGTTTTATCGTAATTGTAATGGCAAAATTTTGTTCAATGGATCTGGATTGCAAGGCGTTAAGTTATATTGGAAAGACATCGATAACGGAAACAGGGGCGTAACAACTGCTACCGAGTGGGGCCAAACGTACAACAGTTACCGAGAGTACAATGCAACAACTAACGCAAATGGAGATTTCACAAGCCGAGTTTTAGAATCAGCGTTCTATAATAGAAATCCAAACGTAGGTACAGGAACTGCGCCGTCAGTTGACGACCGAACAGAGTCAGGCCACAAAATTACATTTAAAGGATTTAAATACGGATACAGCCTTTTTGATATTCAATTTCAAGGCAACAGGATTGTAGCTGCTGAAGCAATCCAGCCAGTTATCGCAGACGCTAATGTCACAGAGTCAAACAAAGCAACGGTTGATGCTTACACAGATATTGATACGTCTGCAAAGTTTTACGACCGAGCAGCGTCCTACTTAGAAGATAATTTAGGCACCTACCTTGATTCCATCGTCACGCGATCAGGCAATCAGATTGACGCTGGCGCTTACAACGTCAATGTTGACGCTACTGCGGCATCGGCCTTTGCCGTGTCTGGCAACGCTATAACGATCAAAGTCAGCACTTTTATTGGTGATATGGTGACGACAGGTATTATTAATTTTGCAAACAATGAGTCATTTATTGGCACATTTACCGATGCCAACGGCACAACTACAATCACGGAATTGACGCTGACTGGATTGCAAGCCAACTCAGAGGTCAGAATCTATCAAGCTGGCACAACGACCGAGATTGACGGAATTGAAAACAGCGGAACTACATTTGCAACGACAACAAGCCAGTCTAGCGTTGACATTGTAGTGCATGCGCTTGGCTACGAATACCAACGATTGAACGGCGTTGACACTAGCCAAAACTTGACATTGCCAATAAGTCAGCGAGTCGATAGGAATTATAAAAACCCATGAGTTATACAAGGCCCGCAGACATTCCAGAGGACGTTTGGCAGCATTTGCCCGACGAGTTGCAATTTGCATTTAGTCGCAATATTAACCGGTCATTCATTACGCCGATGGCCGAAAAGACGCACGAGGAATTGCGCAAAGCGGCGGTCATTAATTTGCGCATTAACTCAGCCGGCAATCAATTGCGAGCGATGGCTATTGATAGCGTAAAGGATGGCGACTTGTCCGGGGTGGCTGATATGGTTGAGAGCCGACACAATATGCTTAAAAAAGGCGAGCAAATTGAAAAAGAGATAAAGGATTTGCAAGATCGATTAAACGAGTTAAAGCAAATGATTATTGCGCGAGTGGAATTTTACGAAGGGGAATCAGATGGTAACATTTGACGGAGCCAACAAGCGCATAATTTTGCCAAGCACCGGCAGCTATAATGCCGAAATTGATTTTTACAGCGATTGGAAGGAGTGGGCGACTACTGGCGACAATCTAAAATATCAGCCTGCATTTGAAACGATTGGCGGCGACGACATCGGAAGCGGACAAGAAGTCAGTCCCTATTTTTTCCTGCGAACTGATTTGGGGTGGAGAATACAGCCGCCGAATCAGGACGGCGAGATTTTAATTATTGGTAACATTTTTCCGCGAACAACTGGCGTATCAATTATGTTGCCAGCAGACAACCCATATTCAGTCACGACGCGCATTAGTGTATCGGCGCAATCGTTGACATCACGCGAGGCAGTATTTACTGAAACAGCGCTCAATCAAATAATCCAGGCGGCAATTGCTGCAAATCAAACCTAATTGACAAAAAACAAAAAACCGTTATTAAAAGTCATGCCAAAAGTCAGAACTAAAAAAACTTACATCCGAAAAACAACTACGCCAGTGCGTAAAAAAACTACTCAGGTTGAGGAAAAGCCTGCGACATTTCGTCAACGCAAACGACGCGTACGAGGTTAATGCAATGGACCAACAACGCATATTTGCAATTGCGTTAGGTGCAGCTTGGATTGCGGGCATTGTGGGCGCATATATAGCAAAAGGCATTTACAACGACGTGCATCAGCTAAACCCGCGAATGAGCGTTGCAGAATCGCGGCAAGTTGAATTTAAAAGGCGGTTTGACACAGTAGAACTTGAATTTAGAAGCCGTTTTGATGCAGAAAAAGAAAGCATTGCTAAAGTGCTAGAAAATATACAAAAACTAGTAAGTGAGCAGCAAAAAATGCACGCAAGTCACGATGCTCGATTAGCAGTTCTTGAGCAATCTGACCAACGCAGAAGTGTCGAAAGTCTAAACATGCAAAAAAAAATGGACACGCTTTTAGAAATTAGCATTGAGACAAAAACAATTTTAAGTACATTTGAATCAGTAGAATAATGTTTGGTTTGCCAGTAGAGGTTGTATTGAGCTTGGCAAGCCTATATCTTGGCTGGTACGGCGAGCAGAAAAAGCAACAGGCCGCAGACAATCACGCGCTATCAATGGCGTTAAAAGACAGCGCAAATGCAGCCGAAAAGCGCGGAGGATCAGCGCTGCGAATGATTGTAGCGCTTGTCATTATATGCGTATCATTTGGCGGGCTACTGCTCGCACAATATACCGGGGCAGGCGTATCTCAAATATTTACTAAGGATCCCTGGTTGAATTTATTTGGTTTGGTAAAGCTAGGCGGCGGCAAAGAGGTCGTCACGGCAACTGGCTTTGTACTGCCGGAGTACGTCAAATACTCAGTATTGTCGATTGTGCATTTCCTGTTTGGGATGGCAGCCGGCAAGCGGTAAAAAAAAGCTAATTTTGTGCTTGCAGTTTATTGGCTGCGCTTTCATGGTTTTGATCGTTGCGCAATTCCGCGCAGAATATAAAAAAGAAAAATCTATGAAAGACACACGATATAAGGTAGCAATCAAATCTGCAATCAATACTCTGGCAATACTAATTGTTATGGAGCCAGAAAAAATTATCGACCTAATGACTGGATGGGCTTGGGATGAAGAAGAAGCATCAGAGCTAAAAGACTCGGACACCGAGTTTGATATAATGAAGCATTTTATTGAAGACGATAGTTGAATTACACCAACGAATAAATCTATGAAAGAACCAACAATGGAAGAAGTGCTAGAGCTTGTAAGCTTTTGGCGGGATGAAAGCGGAAAGCTACAAATCAGCAATGTTTTCGGGGGAGTTAAAAGCGTTCACGGCAGTATCTATGGCGACGTACACGGCAAAGTACACGGCAGCGTTGGCGGCGTTTATGGCAGTGTAAGCTATGTCCATGGCAGCGTCGGCTATGTTGACGGCTGCGTTGTAGGCGATGTAAAAGGCAGCGTTTTTGGAGACGTTGGCATTGTACACGGAAATGTCTCAGATGTTTTTGGTACTGTTTGGGGGATTTCCAGTAACAAGTACGCGACAAAGTTGTTTAATTAATAAAGTAAAATGCAGTATCTAGTAGTAAAACGCGCGGATTTTACCGCCACAGAACCAGACGCAGCAGCGCACGACAATTTGCTCGACGCGCTGATCGAGCTTTACAGCACAAACGACAGCGCAAACCATACAATAGTGCGCGGCAATGATGGCGAGTTTGCAGAGTATATGCAGCAGCCAAAACTTAATTGGAGGGCAATAAATGCAAGTTAAAGAAAACGACAGAGGCGGCTACTCAATAGCTATAAACGGCCAGCTTGTAGGCAACTACGCCACAAGGCAAGGCGCGCAGGCAGTGATTGACATTAACAACACTCCCGAATCACTTCGGGCACTTTTCTCAATGCTATACGGACAATAGCACAACCAAAAATAACCATGAATAACGAAATACAAACCTACGAAAAAATGAACGACCTGCCAAGCGTGCAAGCGCTAGGCGGCGCAATTGCCACAAGCGGCATGTTTGGATGTGACAAACCAGAACAGGGCGTAATTATTGCGCTGCAATGTATTGCAGAAAATAAAGCGCCGCTCGAAATGGCAAAAAATTATCACCTTGTAAAAGGCAAACTGACAAAGCGGGCCGACTCCATGCTGGCAGATTTTAAGCGCTCAGGTGGCAAAATTAAATGGGGTGATATTAAAAATCGGGCAATACAGTCAGGCACGTTTACGGACCCGGACGGCAACGTTTACAACGTATCATACAGCATTGACGATGCAAAGGCGGCAGGCGTTTACAGCAACAAGGCCGAGTCACCTTGGCAAAAGACACCAGCAGCAATGATGCGGGCGCGGCTAGTATCGGAAACGCTGCGAGCAATTGCGCCGGAGATTGTAACCGGGGTATATACGCCAGAAGAGGCGGCGCAGTTTGACGACGTACAGCCAGCGCAAAGCAAACCAGATGCAAAGCCTGCACAATCCGAGCCAGTACAAGCGCAGCCAATACTTGAGGCCGAGACGGTAGAAGTTACTGAAAAAATCTCAACTAAGAAACTTGAGCGCTTAATCTTTGACGCAAAGGCCGAAGATCAGGTCAATAAATACTTTGAAAGCAAAGGCGCAATTGATCATCTAATCGAGCAAACTTGGCGCGACTTGCCAGATGCAAAATTGCAGCACCTGTTTGACAATTGGGAATCATTCAAATCCGCAGTACTAACAAAATAAAAAAAACCTATGATCACAAAAATCGAAATAGACGAAACACAAATCGAAGTCATCCCGGAGGCATATCTTGCCAGGGATTCAGCAATCCACAAAGCCGAGCTAGTAACGACAGTTGAAGACGCTTTTGAGGCGCAATCAGCGAGCACAGCAATGCACGCGCTCAATGAGATTGTAAAGGGCATGGAGGCTAGCAGAAAGGATGCAAAAGCACCAGCACTGCAAGCAGGCCGTGCAATTGATGCAATTGCTAAAGACTTTCTCGCAAGCGCACAAACGGAGCTAACGCGGGTCAAACGCTTGCTTGGCGAATACCAGCGAGTCGAGGCCGAAAAGAAGCGCAAAGCGGAAGCGGAAGCACGGCGCAAAGAACAAGCCGAGCGTGCAGCATTTGAAAAAGCCGAACGCGAACGCATCCAAAAAGAGAACGCCGGGCGAACCGGGACGCTTAATCAAGATTTGGACAAAGCCGCCGAAAAATTTGACAAGTCGGTTGCCAAGATCAAGCAAGACGCGGCTCAATCACATGCAGCAGTCACAGGGGTCAAAGTCCGCACGACAGTCAAATTCCGAGTTATTGACGAGGCAGCACTCATGCAGGCCCGGCCAGAACTATTTACGCCAGACGATAAAAAAATACGCGCGGCGCTAAAACTAACAAAACAAATCCCAGGCTTAGAAATCTGGGAGGAATCGAACGCATACGCATAAAGAAAGGATTATATTATGGGATTTATACCAACAGAAGAACATTTTCGCCCGCAAGGAAAATACATTGATCAAGATGGAGAATACAATTTGAAGATTGTCAGCGTAGAGTCTAAAATTTCACCTAATGGCAATCCAGAAAAAAGAGTTGCACTTGTATGCACAGAATCGGGTAAAATATGTAACCAATCATTTTATGAAACCAAATTAGCAGAATATCGAATTGCATTACTTGCTAAAGCTTGCTCAATTCAAATTTTTAAGGGTGAAGAAATAGACCTTAATGAAACATGGATAGGCAAAACTTTTGATTGTGATATTGAAATGGGAGAGCCAAACGATAAAGGTCACAGTTATACAAATATTGTTGCATTTGGGCCGGGCAAGTTTGAGTCATTATTTAAAGAAGGCAAGGCACCAGCAGCGCCGGTCAAATACGATACAAAGCTAGATCAGGAAGGGGACGGCGAATTATGGTAGCGCAACCGACAACAGCCGAAAAAGCCGCCATCGTGGCACAGTGTGCAACTGCTATAATGTGTGCGCCGGATTCGCTAAAAATCTACGCTGAAACGAACCACAACGAGGAGACGTTTCGACAGTGGGCAATATCGCAAGCGCTGCCGATGGCTAAAGACATATTTAGCCGTTTGAAATAATCAACCGCCCGCTGGCATGCCGGGTCAAACGCATGCCAATATTAAAATGGAAAAACGAAAATACCAACTTGAGGCAATCGAGTACCTAAAGAACACAAAGCGCGCGCTACTGATTGCGCCAGCCGGAAGCGGCAAGACTTACATGGCAGCTAGTGCGGTCAATCAAAAGATTAAAATTACTCAGCCGCCGCGTTTTAGACCACTTGTTGAAATTATGGTCAACACGACCGAGCAAAAGCAACAGATGCAAGACGCATTCGACCGCTTTTTCATTGGCAAGCGTTGCAATTTGCATATTTACTGCGCAGCTGGGGCGCCGATGGACACTGATCCGGACCTGCTAATCGTTGACGAATGCCATCATTCGACTGCTAAAACGTGGCGGCAAAAGATTGCACAATGCACAGCGGCCCGGTGGGGACTTAGCGCGACACCGTTTGAGGGAAAAGATCCGGATCAAGTAAAACTGATTAAAAAGCTATTTAGTGCGCAGCCGCATATCATTAAACGCGACCAGTTAGTCAATAAAGGCAACATAGCGCCAGCGCTTGTCAAATGGTTGACGCCAGTTTGCCCGCAAATCACGCTCAACAAAATTAATGATTTGGCAGACGTGTTGACGCAAGAGCGGCGAAAAAAAATGCCTTGGTTTTTTAAGACGCAGGACAAAGCACGAGAGCAAGAGAGCCGATGCCTATGGCAAGCAGCGCTAAAAATAGGCATCCACGACAACCCGCTCCGGGATGTACTTATTATTGACACCGCAAATATGCTTACGCGCCAGGGCAAGCACGTAATTGTTCTAATCGCTAGCATTGATCATGGAAAAACCCTACATGAGTATATTTACGGATCAGAGTTATGTTATTCCAAAATGGGTGCAAAAAAGCGCCGGGAAACAATCGCAGAGTTTAGGGCTGGCCGCTGCAAATGTTTGATTGCAACGTCAATGTTAGACGAGGGATTCGATGCACCGATCGCGGATGCGCTGATTTTAGCTTATGCGGGCAAGTCACAACGCCGGGCAATACAAAGCACTGGTCGAGTGTTAAGGCCATACAAAGGCAAAGATTGCGGCTTTATATACGATTTTAAAGACACATTTAACGGCATGCTAGCAAATCAAGCACGCAAGCGCCGGGCAATGTACAAGCAACTAAACTATAGCCAGGAGGGATAAAAATGGGATCACACGCAGAGGATTGCAGTAGTTTAATAAGATTTATGGATAGCATGGATTCAAAAATTGAGCGGATGAGCAATACGCCAATTGTTGACATATCACACAATCTAAAAACAAAAAAAGCGGCAGCCATTAAAAAGCAAAAAGAGGACACCGCAAAAGCGCTTAAAGCGGCGATGGCGTTTGATTTTTCTAAAGTCAAAAAAAATAAAAAGCCATTTGTTAAAAAAGTATTCGTCGCTGGCATGACATCGACTAAAAAAGCCGCGCTTTTAAAAAAAGTCATTGCTTTGCATAAAGCAAGCACGCCATTAAATGATATAGCCGAAAATCTAAAAATTAACAAACAGACGGCCCGCATGTATTTGCTGAGATCAGGTCACAAGCCAATTCGGAGCGTAAAAATTACAAAAGGGATGCAAGATAAAGTTAATCTTGCTATTAAATATCACAAGCAGGGCATTCCATTGTGCGACATCGTGCAAAAAGTAAAAATTGATAAAAGAACCGCCAAACGGTATTTAATAAAAGCCGGGCACAATCCAATTCTAAAAAAGCGCGGTCCAGAAAAAAAAGGGTCAAAGTGAATGAGTTACATTTATTTGCAGGAGCAGGGGGAGGAATTCTCGGCGGACAGTTACTTGGACATATCACAGTCTGTGCTGTTGAAATTGAAAAATACCCAAGACAAGTATTATTGCAGCGACAACGAGACGGAATCTTGCCAAAGTTTCCAATCTGGGACGACGTTTGCACATTCGACGGTAGACCGTGGAGAGGAACAGTTGACGTTTTGGCAGGAGGATTCCCATGCCAAGACATTAGTGCAGCAGGTAAAGGAGCAGGAATTGCCGGAGCACGTTCGGGATTGTGGAAAGAGTATGCGCGAATTATTGACGAAATACGGCCTCGCTTTGTCTTTGCCGAAAACTCACCATTGCTTCGCACTAGGGGACTTAGAGTTGTCCTCGAAGATTTGGCCGCGCTGGGGTATGATGCTCGATGGTGCGTGCTGGGAGCTAGGGATGTCGGTGCGCCCCATAAAAGAGATCGAATGTGGGTCTTGGCTTACTCCAACTGTGCAAGACAGCAGCAAGGCAACAAAACGATGGAGAGAGAATTTTCAGAACAACTTAACCGCTCAAATTTTAACGCCGAGCAAATGGCCAACGCCATGCACAAGGGATTACAAAGGGATAAATGCACCAGAAGGACTTATCCGCAAGGACGGCAAGAGTCGAATGGATCAACTTCCGAATGCAGTGGCTTATGGTGGCAGCAAGATCCAGCAGACTTACCCGACTCCGAGATGTTTTATGCACAAAGATGCTCTGAAGGATCGGGGGAAGTCAAACTTAGGGGAAGTGATAAACGAAAAAGAGCAAATGACGAAAACGGGCCAACTAAACCCTGCGTGGGTCGAGTGGCTAATGGGGTGGCCAATAGGGTGGACAGACTTAAAGCCATTGGAAACGGACAAGTACCGCAATGTGCAGCAATGGCATTCAGAATTTTATCAAAAGGACTAATATGCGGAAAATAGGAATAGACACCGGGAAGCATGGCGGCATTGTCGCGCTGAACTCGAACAATGCCATTATTGGCAAATGGGTCATGCCATTAGACCAAGGCGGCGAAATAGACCTGAAATCGATTGATGTCATATTCAAAGGATTCAGGCCGTCGGTTTACGGCGATGCGATTGTCACGATTGAGGATCCGGGAAAGCACGCAAAAAGCAGCCAAGCAATCGGCGGCATGCGGTACGGATTCGGGATAGTCAAACAAGCGTGCGTCTCAAATGGCATAAGTTTCCACACAACCAGCAGCCGCGTTTGGCAGTCCTATTATTGGACTAATCGAGACGACAAAACGACAAAAGAGAAAGCGCTTGAAGTAGCATACGACATATGGCCGGATGAAACATTTTTACATCCAGGCAAACCGCGCAGCAGAAAGGCGCATGATGGCTTAGTGGATGCCGCACTGATTGCGCTTTATGGGATAACTTGGATATATGATTAAAAAATAACTAATTTAACGCTTGCAAACAATTATTGCAGCAGTCAAGGCTAGCATTATGAAAAACCTAACAGATAAACAAAAAATCGAACAGCAGCGGCAGCAAATCCAGCTAATGCAAGCTGACATTATTAACCGGCAAGAGCGTAAGATTGCAGAGCTAGAGCTTCAAATTGAGGAGCTTGAGTGCAAACTGCAAGGGCTGATCAAGTGCATTGAGTGCGACGGTGACGGCGGCAATTTTGCTGGCAGCACTGGCAGGCTAGGGCATCCACAATAACCGCAGACATGGGAATACTGCAAAGCGTGCAACGGTCAAGGATGGTTAAAAGATTAACTAATAAAAAACAATATGAAATACGAAACATTTATAAAACAGAAAAACAAACAATCAGATAATTATGGATTTGATCCATTGCCACTTATTGCGCCATTATTTGATTGGCAAAAGCACATTTTACAATGGGCAGTAAGAAAAGGCCGATGCGCATTGTTTGAAGATTGCGGACTTGGCAAAACTGTACAGCAATTAGAATGGGCATCGCAGGTATTTAGAAAAACTGGCGGCAGCGTCTTAATTTTAGCACCGCTTGCTGTTGGCGAGCAGACTAGAATGGAAGGTAAAAAATTTGGTATAGATATTAAAGTTATAGCATCTGACGATGAAATTAATCAGCCTGGCATTTACATTACTAATTATGAAAAATTAGATCATTTTGATTGTTCAATATTTGCCGGAGTAGTACTAGACGAAAGCTCAATACTTAAAAGCTTTACAGGTAAAACAAGGAAAGCATTGACTGCATATTTTAAAGATACTCCTTACAGGTTATGTTGCACTGCGACACCATCGCCCAATGATTACACAGAACTAGGACAGCACGCAGATTTTTTAAGCATTTGCACACCGGCTCAAATGCTTTGCACGTATTTTATTAATGACACATTCAATACAGGGGATTGGAGACTTAAAAAACATGCAGAAGATGAATTTTGGCAATGGCTAGCATCATGGGCTGCATGTGTATCAAAGCCATCCGATTTAGGATATCCGGACGATGCATACAATTTGCCAAAGTTGCACATGAATGATATTACTGTAAAAGTTGATCAATCCAAAGAAACAGGCGATGATTTATTTAGAATTGCGACATTGAGCGCAACAACTATGCATAAAGAAATGCGTATAACTGCACCAGCTAGATGCGATGCAGTTGCTAACATGGTTAACAATTCAAATGAATCTTGGATTGTATGGTGCAATACAAATCTGGAATCAGATGAACTTAAAAAACGCATAATTGATGCAGTTGAAGTAAAAGGTAGCGACAAGCCATCTGTTAAACAAACAAGATTGTCAGATTTTACACAAGGCAAAGTCCGTGTAATTATAACAAAGCCAAGCATTGCAGGATTTGGATTAAATTGGCAACACTGCAACAATGTAGCATTTGTTGGATTGAGTTATTCATTTGAGGATTTTTATCAAGCTTTGCGTCGATCTTATAGGTTTGGACAAAAAAAAGAAGTAAATGCTTACATCGTGCAAGCCGAGACTGAAGGAGCAATTATTCAATCAATAAAACGAAAAATCAAACAGCATGAAACAATGCAACAATCTATGAAAAAAGCAGCTGCAGAACTAAAAAACGAAAAAACTGAATCAATTAACGCTAAGACAAATATTGATTTGTATGAAGGCAACGGATGGAAAGTATATCATGGCGATTGCGTTCGGGTAGCACGCGAAAAAATAGCAGATCAATCAATCGGTTTTTCTATATTTTCTCCACCATTTGCAGATTTATTTACATATTCAGCGGATCCGCAAGATATGGGAAATTGTAAAGATATGGATGAGTTTATGAAGCATTTTGATTATTTGATTGCTGAAATTAAACGCATAATGATACCAGGCAGAGAAGTTGCAGTTCATTGCGTTGATTTACTATCTACAAAATGGAAGCATGGAAGCATTCAATTGCAGGATTTTTCTGGCGAAATAATACGCGCATTTTGGAACCATGGCTTTTTGTTTCATTCAAGGATTACAATTTGGAAATCGCCAGTTACTGAAATGCAACGAACTAAAGCTCATGGATTGCTTTACAAAACATTAAAAAAAGATAGCTCATCGAGTAGAGTCGGAGTGCCAGACTATTTGCTAGTTTTTAGAGCACCAGGAGAAAGCAAAATACCTGTCACAAAATCGCCAGACGATTATAGCGTTGATTGGTGGCAAGAAGTAGCATCTCCAGTTTGGATGACAGTAGATCAAGGGCGGGTATTAAATAAAAATGGAGCTAGGGATCACGCAGATGAAAAGCATATTTGCCCACTACAATTAGACGTAATTGAGCGAGGTATTGAGTTGTGGAGTAATCCTGATGATTTAGTATATAGTCCTTTTACTGGAATTGGATCAGAAGGGGATGGCGCTTTGTCATTAGGTCGTCAATTTGTTGGCAGTGAGTTAAAAAAAAGCTACGCAAAACAAGCTGCTGATAATTTGAAAAACATTAATGCACAAACGACATTAAACATTTAGGCAATGGCATTCATACCAACTGAGGCGCATTTACGCCCGCCGGAGCCATCGCAATCAATTGACTACAACCAACTCGACAGCAGGCTAGCCGAAAACATAGAAGGCAACCTGCAACGATGGTTTGATGGCAAACCTATAAAGCACGCCGGGGCATGGTACAAGATAGGCAACAAGGGCAGCCTAGCGGTCAATGCACATGACGGCCACTGGCATAGCCACGAATCAGGCGAGGGAGGGCAAGGCATGCTCTCCCTTTACGCTTGGCAGTTTAACCTAGACACCAAGACAGCCGCCGAGGATTTAGCGAATGACTCGAACTTGATCACATTCCGCGAGGCCCGGCCAACTATAAAAAAGCAGCTGGTCAAGCAGTGGGAGCACTCAACAGAGATACCAACTGTTACGCCCAGCGATCATTTTGAGTATGGAAAAGCGGATCACGTTTACCGATACCGCGATGCAGACGGCAACCCGGTCGGCGTGGTCATGCGATGGGACAAGACAGAACAGCGCGAAAAAGAGATCCGCCCGATGTCCTGGGTACAAATGCACGACAAGCGTGAGCCTGAATGGAAGTGGTGCGGATTTGCAGAGCCGCGCCCATTGTACAAAGGCGAACTGCTAAAACAAAAACCAGACGCGCCAGTGGTGATCGTGGAAGGAGAGAAAGCGGTCGAGGCACTTCAGCCATTATTGCCGGATCACATTGTCGTGACATGGTGCGGCGGCACCGGGCAACTAGGCAAGGCCGATTTTAGCGCGCTACAGGATCGCAAGGTCATTATTTGGCCAGACAACGACGAACCGGGGCACAAGGCCGTAAAAGCTATTTGCGAGTTACTGCCAAAGGCCAAGGCCATCGACATACCAAAGCAAGCGCCGGACAAGTGGGACGCCGCCGACGCCATTGCAACAGGCATGCAACCGGACGCAATCAAAACGCTATTGCAGACAGCAGATTCTAATTTACCGCAAATTGAGTGCGGCATGCAGGGGATGCCAACAAGCTTAGACAAAGCAAAGGCCATCCGCCCGGAAATCATTATTGACGGCCTGCTATACGCTAGAAGCAAAATGCTAGTAGGCGGGGCGGCTAAAGCGGGCAAAAGCCATTTTGTGATGGATCTAGTCGCCAGCTTATGCAATGGCATGCCGTTTCTAAAATGGGCACCAGCGAGGCCGTTTCGGGTATTGTACGCCGATTTTGAACTACACGAGTGGGAGTTTAGGGAGCGGGCAGGCAAAGCATTTCAATGGTGCATACCGGACACATTCGGCCGGCTATCGCTGCGAAAGCACTACAATGTCAGAAGTCCGCAAGAGATAAGCAAGGTATTGGACCGGATAGATGCCAGTCAATGGGACGTGATAGTCCTCGATTGCTTGTACAAGTTTAACCAGGCAAAGGATGAAAATGACAACAGCCAGATGCAGGCAATATGTGCTTGGATGGACAAGATTATAACTCAGTATGAGATCACACCGATATTGATTCACCATTTCGGGAAAGGGTCGCAGGCGGGCAAATCGGTCATTGATCGCTTCCGGGGCGCGTCGTCATTGGGCGGAGATATGGACGCAATTTTAAGTCTGACGCCACACGAGGAGGACAAAAATATAATCGTTGAAACTGAGGTCAGATCGTTTGCACCGACAGACAATTTTGTTGTGCGGTGGGACTATCCGAACTTCATTATAGATAAGGCAAAAGATGCCAGCAAGCACGCAAAGCCGGGCGCACAGCGCAAACATTCAGATGACGACATTTTGCTCAAATTGCCAGTTGGAGAGGCCAATGCAATGCACTTTGAAGCGCTTGGCTGCGATATGAATAAGCGGTCATTTGAGGCCAGAATTGCGCAAATAATCGGCGCAAATGTCACAAAAAAGCTGAATGCCAACAAAAAGCTAGAAAAGGCCTTTTATCGTGAATAAGCTGGTTGTATGTATTACTGGTTGCAGGTTGCATGTTGATACATACAATCAGCCGCAATCCTTGCAAACAAGCGGCTTGCTGGTTGCATGTATTAAATTTGCAATCAATGCAGGCAGAACTCAAAGGTATGATTTGCGCAGCTTACAGCGCAATCATTGCCTGGTTGCATGTATTCATTAATTCTCTATAAGGAACAACAAGCAGCAGGCACTTAAAATAAAGCGCTTGCAAAATAATAAAAACCGCCTAAAGTGGCACAATATGAAACCTGAAAAAATAAACACAACAGCACCGGTAAGCGAAGCAAAAGTCACATACGTGCTTGAGCTACCATTCGACACATACGCAAAGCTTTTGAAGTATGGAAAGCGTAACGAACAGTTAATGGAGGAAACCGTTAGGGATTTGATCGAGGAACACTGCAAATGAAAACCGAACAGATAATCAAAACGCTAAAAGAGCACAACGATTGGAGGCGGGGAGTTGGCAAGTGGGACAATGGCGAAAAAGCAAATTACTTTGAAACAATATCCGCTTATGAATTAGGTCAGACAATAGATGCAGCCATTGAACGGTTGCAGACGCTTGAGAAGGAGCGAGACCAAGCGAGGCAAGAAGCGGAAACATTCAAAGAAATTTGTGGTTTTAGGGAGTTGAGAGATAGTTTTTTACCTTGGGAGAAGGGCAACGAATGAAAAATTTATACACATATAAAGAAATTAAAGATTCAATAAATTCAGACCATAGGCTAAGAAACACTACCATTGAGAAAATGTTGAGGCATTTACTGATGCAGTATGCGTGCCTTGAGTGGGAACGAGATGAAGCGAGGAAGAAAGCTGTTTTACTTAGAGATCATTACGAAGAGGGAAATTTGTTCCCTTGGGAGGAGGGCAACGAATGAAATCCTTATACACATTTAACGAAATTATTGATAAGATAAATTCACACGATTATAATGCAGAGATGATGTTGCAACACTTGATTGTGCGGTATGCAGAACTAGAGAAGAAGCTAGTCGAAGCAAGGATAGAGGCAGACATAGTTAGGAGTTTTTTAGATGCTGACTATGCTCGATGGACGTTTCCTTGGGAGGAGGGCAACGAATGACAACGCGTTCACAAAGCATAAAAGGTTATGCGTATTGGATGTTGCCGCCACTTATAGCTGCGCCGACTGTCGTGCTTTACTTTTATTTTTTTATTTGGAGATGACAACGCGTTCACAAATCATGCCAAGTTGCACACAAATAGACCCCCCGGGTAAGGAATCTTTTAATGCTGCGCAGATCGAGGGTTTGATGCCTTGCTGCGTTTTTCTATGCAAGCTATAAATTAAAAAAGTAGTGTTATCTGACAAATGAAAAACAAATTGGCACAAAAAGAGCTAGCGGAAAAGTGGGGCATTAGTCAAACTAATGTCAGCAAATACGCACGCATGGAATGCCCTTGGGATGAGCCGGATCCGGTTGTCGCAATGTGGATCATGAAGCACGCAAAACGCAAGTCAGCAGCACTCAAAGTTGCATTGCGCAAAGCGATGGCCAAAACGCCAACACGTAAAAAGACAGCAGCAAAGAAAGTGCCGGAAAAGGCGCGCGGCAAAAAGCAAATCAAATCACTTGAGGGAGTCCGCGACTATTACAACGAGCAACTGATCATCGCGACAGAAACGACGACGCCAGACCATGAGATAATCAAATTCTGGAACGATCTATTGATCAAGACTGAAAAATGCTTACGCGAGGCACAGGCGCACGAGAAAAAGCTTGGAATCGAAAAGGGCGAAATGTTGGCCCGCGCAGAAGTCGAGCGCATCTTGGAAAACATATGCTGGGCCGGAAACGCTAGCTGCGACAAATTCGGCAAGCAGATTGCAGAGCGACTCAGCAACAAGGCGCCGGCTGACATTTACAAAATACTTGCGCCGCTACTGACTGCGCTTATGATA